CAGGGCCAACCTTGCGATTGTGGTGAGCGATCAGGACAGTGATGCCGACATCAAGCAGCTTTTTGAATGAGTCGTAGAGTTTCCGCATCTGCGAGTTATCATTCTCATCCATGCCATGGATGCGGACCAGTGAGTCGATAAGCACGAGGCCGATACCCTGACTCTGGCAATGTTTCACGATTCGCTCCACATCAAGCGGTTGGTCGAACCTGACGCCTACACGGTTTAGGTAGCCCATTCCATCAGCCGAACGCATTCCGAGCTTCCTGAGCCGTTCTAAGACCTTCTGGACACCCATCTCTTCATCGAGGTAGAGGACGCGAGTCTGTGGAATCTCAAACTCATTGAGCCACTTGCCACCAAAGCAACAGGCGCGGATGAGATCGCACATCACCCACGTTTTGCCACTGCCTGGTGGTGATGAAAGGTAGTGAAGTCCGCCAGTCGAGAGCACATTCGGAATCAGCCATGACTGTTTACCGAGCTTCTCCTCCTCGACCTCCATTCGTGTCCAGTCCCACACCTCCCAGGGAGCGAGAGTCTGGCCGCCAGGCAGGTCATCGGGCACGGTACCTGCTGCCCATTGTGACCAGAATCGACCGACTGTCTCGAGGATGACTTCGCGGTCCAGTGGCGGATCACAATATGTGTCGCTCCACCAGACCGCTTGCAGCTGTGCGACGTCGATGGTGTAGCGCTTTGCGCGGAGAAAACCCAAGAGTGTCACGAGTGCGTTATTACGGCCACCGAAGGCGCCACCCGATGCCGGGTGAGGTTGCCACAGTTTGTCCCAGTGGTGCTCACCATGAGCGATGATGCGGGCATGCGTGGCCATGTCTCCGGCCACCATGGCGCGGAGGTCGTCCAAACTTAGTTCTTCCATTTTAGTCCTAGTCCAAGAATGTCTGCGTGTCCAGCGCAGTGGTTACGAGTGTACGACACTCCTCGGCATGTGCGACCATGCCCATACATCGCATCTGCTCGATGCCGATCACCGTGTGATTGAAACAATACAGCAGGTATCGACCATGCTTGTATTGTCCGAGGTCCCAGTTACCCCGCTCGCGCTTTGGAAGGTCTCCCGCTTTGGCGGCGATCAAAAGCCTAGACCACTCATCGCCCCATGGATGAGTGGATGTCGTCTCCTCGACGATTCTGGAGGCCTCTGGCGGGTACTTCGCGAGTTCCACCAATCGAGGTAGTTCGCGATTCTTCCAGTTTAGAGTTCCAGGTATTCGTAATATTCGACTCGGGTTTTTACACTTGATGTCCGCAGCTTTTGAGAGTGTGAGCATCCAGCGTTCAAGCAGCTGCACGAACTCGCGCTGTTCTGTTGGCTTAGTCCCAATGCCAGCCACTTTGAGTCGCCGGTAACAGTGCAGCCCTTTTCCTGATCTGACAGCGACTGTGACTTTATCAAGCGTTGCAGTCTGATCCAGACCAGTAAGGTCATCGATGTCGCACCAAAGTACACCAGCAGTATGGACGTCATTGTCCCTTCCTCCTTTTCGCCAGCGTGGCAACACGCCGACGTAAACATCATCTCCAGCGTCACTCCACTGGATACACGCTTCGCCGATGCCGGTCCAGTCTGCTTCCGTCCTTGGAAGTTCCCAGAAGCGCATCTGCACTTTTCCCTGACACATCGTTCGGATCTCGATGAAGCCGTCAGAGTACGGCTCGAACAGCCATGACAAAAATGTCACAGCCTGTGAAACTCTATTCATTTCTACCCCTTATAATCCCTGCATGTCCAAGCAGGTCCCGACACATTACCGCACACGAACTGTTCAGCCCATCGAAATCATCGAGATGTATGGTCTCGACTTCAAACGAGGGAATGCCTTGAAGTACCTACTCCGCGCAGGTTCGAAACCTAATGAAGAGAAGAACGACGATCTGCTGAAGGCTGTCTGGTACATCATCTGTGAGATGCACAGCATCGAGCTCGCCGATCAGATCAATGAACAGCTGTTAGTTGATTCCACTCGCGATGCCTAGATATCGACACGTCGCCTCGACTGCTTCGTCCCAGGAATAGGCGACAAACCACAGGTAAGCATCACCAACAGACTCACGGAACGCGATCTGTCCTGGCGTCAGTTTGTTCTTGCCTGACTTCATCTCGATCCACATCCCGCAGTGCTGCCCCATCTGAATCGGGATAAAGATGTCCCAGACGCCAGCCTTGAGTCCTTCGGACTTCATCCGGCCACCTGTGGCCTTGCTTCGATAGCCGCCATTCGGCACAGCAAAGATTGTGCTCAGGCGCGCATCACTTCCCGCCATGACTCGGCACCAGTTGAAATAAGCGATCTGCTGTTCTGATTCGTTCAAAGTTCCATCCTCTCAAAAATCTCCGCTAGCACATCTGCTCCAGCGGCCACCCGAAGTTTGTCGATTGCGCGCACCTGGATCTGCCTGATGCGCTCGCGACTATAACCGATTAGGATTCCGACGTCCTCGAGGGAGCGACCATCCGATAACCCGTCGAACCCATAGCGTAGACGAAGACATGCGATCTCACGGTCCGTCAGAACTTCCATGACAGTTCGCAGCTGCGCGTAGAGAATCTCTTTGTCTAGGTGATCACCGACTGGCGGTTCTGTTGATGCCAAAAAGTCATATCGACTTTGGCCATAAGCATTCGACTCATCGATACTCGACACCAGCTTGACGTCGTGCTGGAGAATCTCTGTCAGCGACTTGACATCAAGTGATTCGATTTGCTTGTGAAGGTATCGCGGGTAAGTGTGCACGACCTCACGGACATACGCGAGAAGTTCCGCCGGTGTTGGAGTCTCACCGTGCTTTGCGATGTACTCCTGGCGCGAGACTCTGATGTGAGACAGTTTGGCGATCGCGTGTGACGGTAGACGGATGTCACGACCACGACTCTCGACACCGCGTCCGATAGCCTGTCTGACCCAGTTGGTCGCGTAGGTGCTGAAGCGGTGACCGAGTGACGGGTCATAGCGCTGGACCGCGTGGTGTAGTCCGAGCATGCCATCGGTGATCATGTCTTCGTGCTCGCATCCACGACCACGAAACTTCTTGGCGATGGCGCTGACCATGCGGACGTTGTGATCAATAAACTCAGCGGTCGCTTTGTCTTTGTCTTTGTCAGTGCCAGCCTGGACCATTCGACCCAAGAAGAACTCCTCCTGTGGCGTCAGGAGTCCAGTGGTGCTGGTGCGTCTACTGCCTCTGTACTGCGACCAGGTTGTGATGGCGTCAGTCACGAGACTGCATCGCCTGGTGTGCACGGTGATCCGGACTGTTCGGAGTGTTCCAGTCGGACGCCATCATGCATGAGGTCCAGACCGCAACGACAATCATTAGAAAACTGCCGACCATCTGGATGCGGCGCTGTGTCCGGAGGCGGCGCTCGCGCTTGAGCTCACGCTGTGAGCAGATGTCACAGATGCGATTTCCACGGCCATAAGGCACGACGTTTTGTCGATTGCATACGATGCACGAAAGTTTGATGTCCATTGTTTTGTCCTAGTCCTGTTCTGTCTATTGCGGGAGAGTCTGTCCTGTACGCTTGCACAGGATCCACAGCTGCACTTCGTATTCACTGCGACCGATTGCATCAGCGATGCGCTTGACGGTCGACTGTCTGACAGCATGAGCGCCGGAGAGCATCCGACACACTGCCGATTTGTGGATGCCGAGTTTCTCAGCGATATCCACCTGTGTATGTCCGTAAATCATGTCATCGTTATACACATGGTTGACACTTTATGTCAACTAGTGCTAGGATGTTCGTGTGATTGGACATCACGACGAAGGAAACATAATGACACAGGAACGGGTTGACCTTAAATGGAAGTGCGGCCACACCGCACACATAACGGTTGGATATACGCAGGGGGACCTGAAGTACAAAATGGCCATGATGGCGTCGACGCTTGAAATTTGCGCCGCGTGTGAGTCGAAGCGTTCGATTGAACGCGCATGGTCATTGACACAGCGACTCCTCGAGCCGAATCCGATTGTGATGAGTGGTTCGGAGAAACAGATCGAGTGGGCCAGGTCTATTCGCACCACGAAGTATGAAGCGCTCGCACATGTCCTTGACTGTTTGCGTAAAGCGTACGAGACACGCCAAGACGAATGGCCAGCCATAGCACGGGCAATCAGCCCAGTGGTCAATGACGTGTCTATATGGCGGTCCTACAGCCAGTCAGGCGCCATCATTGATCGACGCAACATCAACTGGACCAGCGCGTTTAGGAACGCGCTCAGTCGGGCAGGATTACACATAGGGGGTTTAGCATGACAATGTCGGAAACAATAGGCGCCATCGCGCCAGCGCTGGTCAAGGCCCAGGCTGAGATCAAGCCAATAACGAAGGATTCCACGAATCCAGCGTTTCGCTCGAAGTACACTTCGCTCGATGCCATCATGGAGGTCGTTCGACCAGTCATGGCGAAACATGGTCTGTTCGTTGTGCAGTCGGTGTTGGACACCATCGACGGTGAGCACAGCACCAGCATCATGGTCGAGAGTCGTGTGATACATGCCAGCGGTGAGTGGATCGCTGGTGTAGTGCAGGTCCCTGTGATGCAACAGACCAGCCACGGATTCGGCAGCGCACTCTCGTATGGTCGACGCTACAGCCTCAGTGCGCTCCTGTCGCTAGCATCCGATGAGGATGACGATGGCAATGGAGCTGCACAACAGGCACAGGCACGGCCACAGATCAAGCCAGGACCGCCACAACAGACCACGCTGCGTAAGCTCGCACCAACACCGAAGCCGATACCTGGCTATCATAACGGTTCACACTTTGTGATTGGAGAAGAGGACCCTAACGCATGACGAAACTAGTATGGATAACGCCCGATGCCGAGAGTGTCATCGGGTATTGCGCCAGGGTCTCGAACCCAGCGAACCAGGACAATCCTGACGTCACTCGCCTGCTTCGGTATTGTACTGGTCACGGACACTGGTCAATATTTGAGATGGCGTCGATGTGCATTGAAGTGAAGACCACGAGAGCCATCGCGGCGCAGCTGCTCCGACATCGGTCGTTCTCATTCCAGGAGTTCTCTCAACGA